TGATCCCTCAGACAGATGCTCAAGTCCTAGACATCGCCAAGATATATGTGGCAACTAGAGCTGAGACCACTATCCGCATTGATCAGATGACCGTCGATCTACTCGATACAGCAGTACCAACTGACACGATGATCGGTCTAGATTATTTTGACAACGTCAAGATCACTAACGTCCAGCCAGATGGCTCGACAATCGTTAAGACCTTGCAGGTGCAAGGCTTGGCGTGGGATATAACCCCTAACAGTATGAAATGCACAGTTACAACACTTGAGCCTATAGTCGAGGGTTTCATTGTAGGATCATCGACTTACGGTATAATCGGACAATCCATATTGGGATACTAGGAGAAAACAATGGCAGCAGGTCTAGGATATAAAGAGTTCACGACGGGTGACGTATTAACCGCCGCGGACGCCAATGGCTATCTAGCCTCACAGGTCGTCATGGTTTTTGCCAGCGCGGCAGCTCGTACCTCAGGCATCGCCTCACCTCAAGAAGGCATGATCTCCTTTCTCAAGGATACTAACTCAACCGAGTATTACTCAGGTTCGGCTTGGGTGGCTATTGCTGGAGCGGCTTCTACCCCTGCCCTAGTCCTTACAGGCTCAGCAGACTTTACGACATCGAGCGCGGTGAACATCAATAACTGTTTCTCAGCAACCTATCTCAATTACTTGGTACTCATCAACATCACAGCGGTGTCTGCAACTGATTCGGATATGTCGGTGCGCTTAAGAGTTAGCGGTGCTGATAACACGTCCTCAAATTATTACAACAACACTTTATTTAACAATGGATCTTCAGTCGCCGGATATCGACCAGCCGTAGCGACAAGTTGGGATTTTGGAAACATGGCCTCAAGTAAAGCAACTCAACTTGCCTTGCAAGCAACTTTCTTTGATCCATTTTCCAGCATTACTACTAAGGTTTTAAGCCACTCTAATCGATGGAACTCATCAGATAATAATCAGGCAACTATGGTCAACGAACACAGAGTTGCATCATCTTTTGATGGCGTCAGTTTCATTCCAAGCACGGGCACAATCTCAGGCAAAATCCGCATCTACGGCTATACCCTCAGCTAGGAGACACACAATGGCAACAGCAATAGAAGTCTTTGCAGACGAGAACCGCACAGTTGAGCGCGAGATGACGGCCGAAGAAGTAGCTGCTATCGCAGCAGATCACAAAGCGGCGTTAGATGCGAAGGCAGCAGAAAAGGCAGCAGCTGAAGAAAAGGCTATTGCTAAGGCTGCTCTACTTGAGCGTTTAGGCATAACAGCCGATGAAGCAGCACTCCTACTTGGATGAAGCCTAGACTTTCAAAATCTGCAATCCAGTTAAGAGAGCAGATAGATGATGCATTCCCCGATAGAGATCGAACTTCGGACGGCTGGATCGGCGACACAAGACACGCTGCACGCAAGTCTGATCATAATCCAGATGGCCAAGGATGGGTACGTGCCATCGATGTTGACCGCGACCTTAACGGCAAAGGCCGGAAGCCCGATCTCATGCCTGACTTGGTCGATCAGATTCGACTCCTTGCAAAGTCTGGCGATAAGAGAATCAGTTACATCATCTTTGACGGAAAAATCGCATCATCTAAAAAGGCTTGGGCTTGGCGTCCTTATGATGGGATCAATAAGCATAATCATCACGCGCATGTCAGCTTTACTACAAAGGGCGACGAAGACAATAGTTGGTTCAATATCCCGATGATAGGTGGAAAATAAATGAACATGAAGCATCCAGCAGTAATCGCAGTCGGAGCATTCTTGGCCGTATGGGGAACTACATCAAACTTCTCTCTGGACTATCGCGCCATTCTTGGTTCGATTGTTGCTGGAGTGTTCGGATACGCGAGCCCCAAAAAGTGACCGCTGTTGATTACGCAGCTTGGGCTGTCGGCGTAGTCACAGTGTTAGGCGGAGTGGCTTCTTATGTGCAATTTATGATCAAGCACTATTTAACAGAACTCAAGCCCAACGGCGGCTCATCAATCAAAGATCAAGTAAATCGACTTGAAACGCGTGTCGATACCATTATCGAATTATTAGGTAAGTCACACTAAGTTCATGGCACGAAAGAAAGTTATCGATCTCGATACCTACTCACAGCTAGACGCATGGGCTATTAGCCTGCATGAGATGTACCGCGCCCTAAGACGCGCAGGGTTTCCTGTGGACATGTGCCTAGCAATCATCACCGATCGAGATGCTTACCCTGAATGGATTCTGCCATTGATCCCCGACCGAGTGGATCGCCTACCCTATGAGGACGACGACGAGGATTAAATGAAGCGCATCGTGATCGTGTCAGACCTGCAAGTCCCGTTTCATGATCGAGTAGCAGTAAAGAATCTAGCCAGTTTTATAGCCAAGTTTAAGCCGCACGAGGTAGTCACCATCGGCGACGAGATTGATTTCAACACCATAAGCAAGTGGGCAGAAGGGACGCCAGAAGCGTATGAACAGACTTTGGGAGAAGATCGCGATGAAGCTGTTCAGGTTCTTTACGATCTCCAAGTAACACAGATGATCCGATCCAATCACACGGATCGCCTTTACAATCAAATCATGAGGAAAATTCCCTCATTCTTATCATTGCCGGAACTTAGGTTCGAGAAGTTTATGCAGCTAGATGAGCTTGGCATTACCTTTCATAAGAAGCCCTATAACATCGCTCCTAACTGGATCGCAGTACATGGCGACCATACCCCTATCAAGTCACAGGGCGGTCTCTCAGCCCTTGAGGCAGCCCGTAGGCATGGGAAGTCAGTCATCTCAGGGCATACTCACAGAGCAGGCAGATCGTCCTTCTCAGAGGCCTCTGGAGGCCGTATAGGGCGTGTCCTACATGGCGTTGAGGTAGGCAACCTCATGGACTTCTCTAAAGCCTCATACACCAAGGGATCGGCTAACTGGCAGCAAGCATTCGCCATCATGTACGTCGAGGGAAAGAACGTTCAGGTGGATCTGATCTACTTAGAGAAAGACGGCACATTCCTAGTTTCTGGCAAACGTTACGGACGCCCTAGATAATCGTTATCGTTTCGTTATCTTAAAACCCTAAAATTCCCCCTTAGGGCGTGAGATGGTTAAGCCATGAACGAAGGGCGTTCATAGAAGGGCTTAAAATGTTCGATCCATCATTAGGCGATGCAGTAGTAATGATTACTCTAGCTGCGCTATATTTCCACCTCGGCCGCATCGCTGGCCATCGAGTAGGTTACTTAAAAGGCCGTAGGGCTGTGCAGGCCTACTACGACAAAAAGGAAAGGGTGAAAGTGTGAAAGCAAGTGAAATCTTATTATCAGCTACTGACGTCATTGGAGACCGAGGACGAGTATATGGTCATCCTCGTGTCAATCAGACTCGAATCGCACTTAGACTCCAACAGATGCTCGAAGTACCAATCTCAGACTATCAAGCGTGTCTGGCGATGGTCGAAGTCAAGCTCGCACGTCTCCAAGAAACCCCAGACCACGTTGACTCCTATGTGGACGCATGTGCATACCTCGCACTAGCCTGCGAGCTAATAACAGAAAAGGACGATCTATATGTTTAATCTCGAAGATTACGAGACAGTAGAAGAAAGACTTATTAAGTATTGGAAGGAGCATCCAGATGGTCAGATTCACACTAAAATCATTGAACACTCAGGCAGTCGTTTTATTGTTGAGGCTTCTATATTTCGCACAGAGGCAGACCTTCGCCCATGGACGACGGGCCTCGCAGAAGAGACCATCCAAGGACGGGGCGTTAATGCGACAAGTGCGTTGGAAAATTGTGAGACTAGCGCTATTGGTAGAGCGCTTGCTAACGCAGGATATGCGACGAAGGGAAAGCGCGCGTCACGAGAAGAAATGGTTAAAGTCGCTACAGTAAAGAAGACTGAGGCCATCATCGATGAGACCAAGGCCAAGATGCTAGAGACATCTGGCACTTACATTCCAGTAGTGAAAGAAGAAGATCCATGGACTATCAAGCCAGCGACTATGCCGCCCACAATGGCGGAAGCTGTATCGACGGTGAAAGAGATCATTGGCGGCCAGACAGAGAAGGATATTCCGAAGTGCGCCCATGGTGACATGATGTGGAAGACCGGCACTACAAAGGCAGGCAAGCCATGGGGTCACATGAAATGCAAGGCAGCCGTAACAGGTGAGATCGGCGGTCGATGCGAATCGCCTAACGATGTTATTTGGTACGAGATTGCTCAAGATGGATCATGGCAACGCCAGAAAGCGAGAGGGTAATGGGCAAGCTTCAATTCATGAACCAAGACGGGGAATGGGAATCATTTCCAACGGAAGATGAGATCCATCGATCTAAGGAAGTAATTGCAATCCTTGAAGAATTTACATTTATGACTAGATGCTGTCTATGCAATGAGGCAATCCCTTACAAAGATATCAAGGTCAATCTTAAAAATAAGAGCTGGTCATGCGAGAAGTGTCACGCGGTAAATGGCCTCTCAAAGCCGTAAATACAGAGGATTCTCGACCGAGCGTGTAGTCGCCCGTTACCTATCGGAGTGGTGGCCACATGCAGATATCGGTCGAGGGGCTGGAAAAGATATAACACATGTCCCGTTCGACATGGAAGTTAAGGCTAGATCGGCGTTCCAGCCTAAAGCGTGGATCGATCAGGTCACAAAGAGGGCAGCTAAAACTGGTGGGCTGCCTATCGTTACTTGCCGTCTTAATGGACAGGGAGAAGGTAGTCCCCAGGACTATCTGGCCTTCATGCGGCTTGGTGATCTGGTCGATCTATTGCTTAGAGCAGGTTACGGGGATTTCAGCAATGATCTTGCTAAACTAGAGCCTATGAGATGCAAGATGTGCGGAGCATGGAGCTTCACAGAAGTCTGCAGAATATGTGAGAGCGACCCAGATGTCCATTAGCAATCAAGATAAAAACTATAAACCCAATGATGAGTATTACACCCCGAGGTTCATCTTCGAGGCCTTAAAGCTGGAGTTCGATCTAGATGCAGCTGCGCCTGAGGGCGGCGTGTCATGGATCCCAGCTAAAAAGTATTACACAGAGCAAGACGATGCTCTAGTGCAGCCATGGGAAGGCTTGGTATGGCTCAATCCACCATTCTCTAAACCCGCGCCATTCATGGAGAAGTTCATGGAGCATGGCAACGGCATAGCTTTGGTACAAATGAGCAAAGCCTTATGGTTTGAGAAAATCTGGAAAGACGCGCATGTTCTATGCCTTCCTAAAATCCATCTCAAGTTCGAGCATAAAATTTCAGGCAGTAAAGGCATATTCATGCCCTGCGTACTTATAGGCATGGGGCAGCCAGCAGTGCAAGCTTTACATTACTCACGCTTAGGGAAGTGCCGCTAATGCCAACCTATGAGTTCGAGTGCGATAACGAACACTGCGAGTCCAATGCCAGAATCGAGAAATGGATGTCAATCCATGAGCCTCATGATCTGGAATGCCCGTTCTGTCATAGCTCGATGAGTAAGGTCTATTCGAGTGTAGGCATCGCCTTTAAGGGGTCAGGATTCTACAGTACGGACAATCGATGAAACTATTAGACCTATTTTGCGGAGCAGGCGGAGCGTCAGAGGGCTATGCTAGGGCTGGCTTTGAGGTCACTGGGATCGACGTGAAACATGGCAAACGATACCCTCACACTTACATTCGAGGCGATGTCAGAGATTACCTAGATGTCGAGTATTTAAGCCAGTTCGACGTGATTGCAGCAAGCCCACCATGTCAGACATTTAGTGCAACGAAACACCTACGCAATGCTCAGGGTAAATCAACCAGCAAAGTAAACATGATTTCAGAGGTAAGGGATGCACTGATCGCGTCGGGTAAGCCTTATGTCATAGAGAATGTGCAAGGTGCGCCATTGATTAACGCTATTCAATTGTGCGGCTCAGGCTTCGGGCTTAAAGTTCGCAGGCATCGGCTATTTGAGTCTAATGTTCCAATCATAGGCAATACGTGTAACCATAAGGCTCAAGGTAAGCCAGTGGGAATCTACGGATCAATGAGAGATGAGATACCTAATGGCGGACACACAGCTAAGACAATGGCTCAAGCAAATGAAGCAATGGGAATAGACTGGATGATCTGGGGCGAATTAGTAGAATCAATTCCACCAGCTTACACAGCGTTTATTGGAAGGCAATTATGGGCGACACGCGTCTGAACAGGACTTTTGCTAACTTACTTGACACGTCTGGTACTCTCAGGGCTAGAGCCCATCAGGGGCTCACACCGAGCCGCTCGCGGATTGCTCGGGGGGTAGCCATCGTTATTGGGATATCTCTATCTATAGCTACGCCCCTAGATGCACAGGCGAATGACCTAGCAATTAAACAGCTTAAAGAATTGGCTAACTATCAGCTAACAGATAAGCAGTTAGCATGTCATAACGAGATCATCTATCGAGAGAGTAGATGGGACTATAAAGCAGTAGGTAACCTCACAGGCACTAAGCAGGTATATGGGCTATATCAGATGAAGACTGAGAGCCTTAAGAAGTCAACACCTATTAAGCAGTTCTGGATGTATTGGCATTATGTAGCACATCGGTATGGACATACTGAGTATGATGAGCCTGCATATTGCAATGCATTACATCATCTTAAGACTAAAGGCTGGCAATGAAAGACCCTAGAGATAGTAGAGCTTACAGAGCTAGACGCCTTGAGGTGTTATCTCGTGATCAGTGGACTTGCTTCTATTGCATGCAACCAGCCACTACAGTCGATCACGTCATTCCAATCAAGGATGGCGGTGATCCGCTGGCTTACGATAACTTGGTGAGCTGTTGTACTACCTGCAACTCACGCAAGGGATCACGCTCGGTCGAGAATCCTCTGTATTTACGGCTTTGAGAGGCCATTTACCGCGTGACACTTCTCGCATGACCAGCTCTTATTTTTAAGATTGACCTTGATATCTTTGTAAGGGATTGCCTCATTGCATAGACAGCATCTAGTCATAAATGTAAATTCTTCAAGGATTGCAATTACTTCCTTAGATCGATGAATCTCATCCTCTGTCGGAAATGACTCCCATTCCCCATCTTGGTTCATGAATTGAAGTTTGCCCATTATGCTCTCGCTTTCTGACGTTGCCATGCGCCCTCTTTGTTGATCTCGTACCAGATAACGTCATTAGGTGCCGGGCATCGAGTAAGTTCTCCAGTTACTGCATAAGGGCACTTAAAATGACCCCACGGCTTGCCAGCCTTACTTTGTCCAGTCTTCCAGACCATTTCGCCATGCTGGCAATGTGGGATGTCCTTCTCTGTCTGGCCGCCAATGATCTCTTTCACCGTCGATACAGCTTCCCCCATTGTGGGCGGCATAGTCGCTGGCTTGATAGTCCATGGATCGTCTTCCTTTACTACTGGAATGTATTCGCCAGATGTCTGCGCCATCTTGGCCTTGGTCTCATCGATGATCGCTTCAGTCTTCTTGATTGTTGCAACCTTGGTCATCTCTTCTCTAGATGCTCGCTTACCTTTTGTTGCATAGCCAGCGTTAGCAAGCGCTCTGCCAATAGCACTAGTTTCACAGTTCTCAAGCGCTGAAGTCGCATTGACTCCTCTACCTTGGACTGTTTCCTCTGCAAGTCCCGTAGTCCATGGGCGATTATCAGCCTCTGTGCGGTATATAGAAGCTTCAACAATAAAACGACCAGAGCTTTGATCGAGTAACTTCGTATGAATCTGACCATCTGGATGATCCTTCCAAAACTTAATGAGTCTTTCTTCGACTGTTTCGTAATCTTCAAGATTAAACATAGAGTTCATTCTCCTCTGTATGTAGCTGCCCTGCTATTGCAAAATAGGCTGCAGCGTCGATGTATGTATCGACTTTTCCCGACTCCATACTTCGTGCGAGCTTGACCAATGCCATGCAATTTGCCACTTGATAGTCAGTAACTGGCATGTCGAGGTATGCGCTCCAGAGGCGTGCTGTTCTGGACATATTGTCTGACGGGTGACCGTAGTCCATGCCACGATCTTGGATAGTTGCTTTTGCTTCATTGAGGAAATCACTCGCTTTCACACTCTCACCTTTTCTCTCTTATCGTAGTAAGCCTGGACTGCCTTACGGCCTTTTAGGTAACCTACTCGATGCCAGACAGTCCCTTTACAGCCCGACCAGTCACAGATAATCCCGAGTAATGGGCGAACGTAAAAAACCGCTACGAGGGGCAATCAAAGCAAGGCTTCACAGCCCACTTCTCAAGGGCAAAACCCGAGCCGATGAGGTTGCCAAGATGGCAGACGATCTCGGCATGCCGCTTTTACCTTGGCAGAAGTGGGTTCTCGACGACATGATGCGAGTGGACGCTAAAGGAAACTACATCCGCAAGACTTCGCTGTTATTGGTAGCACGCCAGAATGGAAAGTCACACCTTGGGCGCATGCGCGTCATTTGGGGGCTCTTCTATGGAGGCGAGACTAAGCATCTGATCATGTCCTCAAACAGAGCGACGGCACTCATGACCTTCAGAGAGATCGCATGGATCATCGAGAACGCTCCTCACCTTAAGGCTGGGACTAAAGCTATTCGCTACGCCAATGGCGGTGAGCGCATTGAACTGCTCAACGGGGCGACACTTGACCTCGTATCTGATACCCGTGACTCATCTCGTGGACGCACCGCTGACTTCTTATGGATTGATGAAGTTCGAGAGATCAGTAAAGACGGCTACACAGCTGCGATCCCAACCACTCGCGCCAGACCTAACAGCCAGACATTCTTGAGTAGCAATGCAGGCGATGCTTTCTCAGAAACTTTGAATAATCTCCGAGAGCGGGCACTCTCAGCACCGCCTAAGTCTTTCGGGTTCTATGAATATAGCGCACCGCAGTATTGCAAAATCACAGACCGCAACGGGTGGGCATTCGCCAACCCTGCACTAGGCCACACGATAACAGAGGAGTCCCTTGAAGAAGCTGTCGCAACTAATAAAATTGAAGACACTAGAACTGAGCTTTTATGTCAATGGATTGATTCTCTACAGAGTCCATGGCCTCATGGCGTACTTGAGGCGACCTCCGATGCCACGCTCCAAATTCCGGTCGGTGGCTATACAGTCTTTGGCTTCGATGTATCTCCTTCTCGCCGCAATGCGAGCCTCGTTGCTGGTCAGATTATGGGTGACGGAAGAATCGGTGTCGGGATTCTCCAGACGTGGGAAAGCCAAGTCTCGGTCGATGATCTAAAGATCGCAGCTGAGATCAAGGGCTGGGCTGATCAGTATCGTCCAAAGATGATCTGTTATGACAAATACACGACGCAATCGATCGCTGAGAGATTGTCCAACGCTGGTCAAGTAATTCAAGACGTGTCGGGGCAGCAGTTCTATCAGGCTTGCTCTGATCTCCTCGATGGTCTAGTCAATAATCGAGTAGTGCATAATGGCCAAGAGGAGTTAATTAAACAGATGAATAACTGCGCGGCTAAGACTAATGACAGCTCATGGCGCATCGTTAAACGTAAGAGCGCAGGCGATGTGTCTGCGCCGATCTCTCTCGCTATGGTCGTGTCGATGCTATTAAAACCACAACAGGTAGCGGCGATTTACACGGAATAATCTACATGTAGTGTATAATTGCCCTCTATGGGTCTATTCACGCGTAAGCCAGAAGTCATTCAAGCGCAAGAAGCTCCAAGAGTCATGTCTGACTCTTATCTTTCTTTCGGTAGTTACTATCCGATTCTAGTAACGCGCCAACAGGCCCTCCAAGTACCATCGATCAAACGATGCCGTGACTTGATTTGTGGCACTATTGCATCGATCCCTTTAGAGTATTACAAAAAATCAACTGGCGAGCATATTGCAGCTCCTCGATGGGTTGAACAGCCATCAAAGTCCCAGCCTCGATTTGAGACAATGTATTTTACCCTTGACAGCCTCCTCATGTATGGCGTCGCGTATTGGCAGATTACCGAGACCTATCTTGAGGATCAGCGAATGGCTAATGCGGAATGGGTAGCAAATAGCCGCGTAACTTTCGTCACCGATTCAACTAACAGTTACGTCACTCAGTATTACCTCGATGGAAAGCCAATGCCGATGTCCGGCCTTGGGTCTCTTATTACATTCCAAAAAGATGAAGGCATTCTCGCAGTAGGTGGTAATACAATTAAAGCAGCGTTGGACGCGCAGAATGCAGCTAGTGTTGCACTTGCAACTCCTAGCCCATCGGGATACCTAAAAAATACAGGTGCGGATCTTCCGCCTGCTGAAGTTCAAGGCTTACTTGCAGCTTGGAAGTCTGCTCGTCAAAATCGTTCAACAGCGTATCTAACTTCAACTCTTAACTATGAGACAGTTGGATTCAGTCCTAAAGACATGGGCTACACGGACGCGATCCAAAATCTTGCCACGGAATGCGCCAGACTTTGCTCGGTCGATCCGTATTACGTCAGCGCGTCTATGAACACCACAATGACTTATGCGAACGTACAGGATGAAAGAAAGCAGATGGTTGCATTCACTTTGCAGCCTTATGTCTCAGCGATTGAATCACGTCTATCAATGGATGACATCTCTACCGCTGGTCATTATGTCAAGTTTGCCCTCGATGACACATTCTTAAGAACAGAGCCAATGGAACGCCTAATGGTTCTTGAAAAGATGTTAAGTCTTGGCCTAATTACAACTGAACAAGCAATGCAAATGGAAGACCTCTCACCTAACGGGAATGGTAGCTAATGGAAACCTTGTATTTAGAAGCATCATCAATCGAATGCTCAGAAGAGCGTCGCGAAATTTCAGGCAAGATTGTGCCAATGGGAACAGGCGAGATCGGCCACACCAATCTTGGCGCATACACTTTCGCTGCCAATTCGATTGAAATTACTGATCCATCAAAGATCAAGTTGCTATCTCAACACGATCTCAAGAAGCCTATTGGTCGAATGACAGCCGCTGATGTTCGTGAAGATGGCATTTATGCGACATTTAAGTTAAGCCGTTCATCTGGTGGCAATGACGCACTCATCATGGCTCAAGAAGGTCTAGTCACAGGCCTAAGCATCGGTGCGGAGATTATCGCATCAAAGCCGTCTAAGGATGGTCACACAGTCGTATCGTCGGCAAGGCTCAAAGAAGTTTCTCTAGTCACAGTTCCTGCATTTGCATCGAGCGAAGTTCTAGAGATCGCAGCTGAGGAAGTCATCCCAGCTGAAGAAACCCCACAAACAGAAAGCGAGACAGTCGTGGAAGACACAACAGTCGAAGCAACACCGGTAGAAGCTGCGGCTGTGGAAGCTGCTCGCCCTACAGTAACAGCGATGGCATATACATCACCGCGCATCAACCTCAACATCACAGCCGGCGAATACGCCAAGGCACAACTTAACGCATCACGCGGCGACGCAGATGCACGCGAACTAGTAGCAGCCCTTCAGGTTGCAACAGTTGCAGAGAACACAGGAATGGTTCCACCTACATACCTCAAGGATGTAATTGGTATCATCGACTCATCACGTCCATTCATTGATTCAATAGAGCGCGCAGCTCTCCCAGCATCAGGCATGAAGATTTTCACACCTAAGCTTGGCACACAGGCTGCAGTTGCTTTGACTGCAGAAGGTGCAGAATTTGGATCAGTTGACACAACAGTTACCTTCCAAGAAGATGACGTAGTTAAGTTCGCTGGCGCTGGCAAGCTAGACCTCGAACTTGTTGACCGCTCAGACCCATCTTTCCTTGATCTCTATCTACGCGAGTTGGCTGCATCATACGCACAGAAGACAGATGCGTATGCAGCAACAAAGGCAGCTGACGGATCAGCAGATTCATCTTCAACAACAATCTACAAGGCTATTGCTAAGTCAATCTCTGACTCATTTGGAGTAATGCGCCAGACACCTAACAACCTTTTGGTTGCTACTTCAGGTGGAAACGATGGCGTTGACTTTGCCGGACTTCTTGGTGAAGTTGATACAACTGGCCGCCCACTCTATGCAGCAGCAGCTTCACAGAATGCAAACGGTCTTATCACACAAGGATCAACAAACGGCACAGTTGCAGGACTCAACCTTGTAGTTGACCCTAACTACACAGGTGGAACAGCTGGCGTAAAGGTCGGCCTTGTTTACCCAACAATGGCAATGCGATTCCATGAAAGCGGAACACTCCAGATCCGTACAAACGTTGTCGCTAACGGACAGCTTGAGATTGGTATCTACGGATACGTTGCAGTAGTTAACCGCTATCCAACAGCATTCCGCGCAGTACAAGTTGCTTAATAAGTAACACCCTAAGTCGCTCGGAGGGTAGTGCCCTTCTACCCTCCGAGTCTTTAGAAAGGATAAGAGCATGGCATTGACAACAGTTGCAGAGCTTCGCACCGCCCTTGGCGTTGGCACTCTCTATACTGA